CTCCTTTGACTGTGAAATTATTTCCTGCTTGTTCAACTGTATAATCTAACCAAATCATTGTTTAGCCCTCCTATACGTATTTAGTTATATGCGTACATTAACCGCTTACGTAAGGTGACCCGTCCTTGAATTTAGAAAAAAAGTTTTTTTGATGATATATTCTACCTAGTAATTCTTGTATCTCTTGCATTTCAGCTTTTAATTGAGGCGATGTTTCTCCTTGTGCTATTGCTATTCCTCTACGTCCTGCTTTTGCTCTTAATGCTATTTCAATTATTTCTATATCTCTTATACTAAGTTCAAATTTAGTGTTAGGTTTTGGCATTATAATTTTTCCTTAATTTGTTCTACAATATCTTTTGCCGTATATGCACTTAATGTCCAACCAAGATGTCCGTGGCCTGTGTTGTAAAATACTCTTTTTGCATTTTTACTTTGTCTTACTATTGGCATCATATTAGGTGTCATTGGACGCAGTCCTGCCCATGGTGTAATATTTTCTGTATTGATTCCAGGAAATATTTTTTCACTCCATTCTATAAGTGGTTTAATTCTTTTTTGTATGATGTCTGTATTATAGCCGTTGAATTCTGCCGTGCCAGCTACTCGTAATCTATCTTCACCTAGTCTAGCAGTCACAATTTTAGCTTCGTCATCAAGCATACTAGTCCATGGAGCAACTTCAGGTTTGTTTATTGTAATAGAATAACCTTTTACAGGATAAATGTCTAGTCTATCATTAATAGTTTTAGCTAATGTTCTTGAGCCTATGCCAGCACACACTACTATAGGACCTCGAAAATGATTCAAGTCTTTTAGATGCTGTATAGTCCTTTGGTCATATTTTATTTTATATTTGTCTTTCAAAACCTTAGTTAGTTGTACACAGAATTTGTGTATATCACCTGTAAAATCTGTTTGATTAAACATGCCGCCTAGTAATTTTGGAGGAGGCACTAGTGCCGGCTCTATTTCTCTACATTGTTCTGCCGACACTTCCCATCTATTAAGTCCTGCATTTTTATAAATTTCGTTTACTCTTCTTGCATTTTCAAATTCTTTTTCATTTGTATAGATATGTAAGATTCCCTTTTCAACCTTATCGAATTTTATATCTTCAAAAAATGCAATTTCTTTTAATAGTTTGTGAGCTTGCAAAGCCATAACACAAGTATCAAATGTGCAATCGTCACTATTGGGAATGGCAGTGATAAACTTTATCAACCAACTATACTTTTCTATATCAAATGAAGGATTTATTTTTAAAGGAGCATCAGCTTTAGTTAACCATTTGATGCCTTTGTGTATGCTACGCCAACTGTTCCAAACCTCTGCGTTACTTGCACTAAGTTGTCCGCCATTAGCATAAGAGGTCGCCATGGCAGGATACTTCCGTTCGTCGTATATTGTAACAGAGTATCCTGCTTTGGCCAAGTAATAGGCAGTTGTTATGCCGGTGATGCCGGCCCCCACTACTGCCGCTTGCATTACATTGAGTTTTTCTTTTCTTGAATTTCCGCTCTGCGTGCCTTAGTAAGTTTACCAAGATCACCTAATGCTTTTCTTGCTCTTGCTGCCGCGGCTTTTACACCTTTGTCTTCAAAAGTTTCAGACTCAGCAAGATAGTTATTAAATGCTTGAACAATCTGTTCATGTTGTGATAATTCACTCATTATATTCTCCTTGTAATAAATTGATTATACTATATAAAATATTGTTTGTCAACCATTAATCACCGTTGGCAAATACATCAGTGCTACCAGATGATGCTTTGTTAGGCACCCAACTACCGTGTCCGCTAGTTGCATCACTTTTTCTATGCACTTTTATGTTGTTTGCATACACATCTGGACTTCCTGCTTTAGCTGGATCACCACATGCTGTTGTATCACCTATACGCACAGTTTTTTCGTCGTTAGTATAAACATCAGGTGAACCGGTTTTGTATGCTGTTTGATGAAACGGATTTGGTGTAGGACTTGCGTGTCCTACATGTTTATCTTTATTTGTTCTTACAACGCCTGGCATTAACTTAAACTATGTCCTGTACCATTATAATTTGTTGCATCAATATAACTTAACAGTTGTTCATAACCGCCTATCTTATTATTGTTAATAATGATCTGCGGGAAAGTTCTTGCTTCAGGAAACATTTCCATAACAGTTTGTCTATCAAAGTCTTTACCAAGTTCCAAATACTTAAACGGATAATTATGTGATTCACAAAGCTGTTTTGCTTTTGTACAAGACGGACATAAACTCTTGCCGTATATCGTTATCATAAACTAAATCCTTTCAATGAATCCTTGTCTACATCTTGCTTGATGCCACCTATAATGTAAGATTCAACTTCAGTCTCTTGCGGGGCAACTTGTAGTCCTGAACTACTTAACCAATGTTGTGTCCAAGGAAGTGGGTTTGTATTTACAGGTTGATCAAATATTGCTTTTAAGTTAAGAGCTTTCAACCTACGGTTAGCAATATATTCTACATATTGATGAAGCAATGTGCTATTCAATCCAATCATACTACCGTCTTTGAACAAATAGTCTGCCCAATCTTTTTCTTCTGCTACGCACTCACGCCATAGGTCGTAAACATCTTCTTCACACTCTTTTGCTATCTTTGCCATGTCAGGATCATCTTTACCCTGTGCCCAAAGTTTTAAAACATGTGTGCTAAGGGCCAGATGTTGTGCTTCGTCACGTGCAATAAGGGAAATAATCTTTGCACTGCCCTCCATCAATTTTAATTCGCCAAAACCAAATGTGCATGCAAACGATACATAGAAACGTAATCCTTCTAGAATGTTTACAGTCATCATAGCAAGGTATAATTTCTTTTTGACTTCGTACAGGCTTCCTTGACCTTTGTGCATAAAAGCATCGGCGGCTTCGTTAAAAGCATCATAATGTTTTGTTACACTTGTTGCTCTATCAATAATTTTTTTATCATCTAAAATAGTATCAAATACTTCGCTAGGATCTGGATATACATTTTTCATAATATGTGTATAAGAACGACTGTGAATTGTTTCGAAAAAGTCCCAAGTAACAATACAACCTTCTAGTTCTGGTAAAGATACATGAGGTAAAAATGCAAGGCATGGACCGCGACCTTGAACACTATCTAACAGTGTTTGATATTTTAAGTTTGCAGTAAAAATGTGTTTCTGTTCTGGTCTAAAGTTAGCATAGTCTGCTCTATCTTTTTGTAGACTTACTTCTTCAGGTCTCCAAAAGTAACCTAGCATTGTTTGATTAAGTTTATCAAACACAGGAAACTTAAACACATCATATCTTTGTGTATTTTGATCTGCACCAAAGAACATGTTTTGTTTGGTGAAATCTACCTTTTCTTTATTGAACACAGTTTTTGCCATTTTATAATTCCTAACTTTCTTTCTCATAATACCTTTGTATTTTACTACAACTTAATTAGCTTGTCAACATTAAATTGCACAAGCCTCACACATTTCATCTTCTTCGTTTGCCAAAGTTACCGGTTCATGTTCTGGTTGATTATCATGCCAACCTAAATTATGTTGCGGCTCTTCCATTGCTTCACTTGGATCTGTCTTATAATCATAAGTGTTTTGATAGTAAGAAGTCTTCCAACCCATTTTGTATGTTGTAAGAAGATCCTGTATCATTACACTCATTGGAACTTCATTGTTTTCAAAATGTGTTGGGTTGTAACTCCAATTACCACTGATAGCTTGGTCGAAAAACTTTTGCATCACAGCCACTGTATTTATATATCCTGTGTTATTTGGCATCTCCCATAACAAAGTATAGTGGTTCTTTAGTGCCTGATACTGTGGAACAATCTGCTTAAGAGGCCCTTTTTTGCTTTTCTTAACGGACAAGTAGCCTCTAGGTGGTTCGATTCCATTTGTTGCGTTCGACACAACGGAACTGCTCTCTGAAGGCATCTGTGCGGACAATGTGCTGTGCCGTAAACCGTGTGTTCGTATGTCCTCGCGAAGAGTATCCCAATCATATTTTAACTCGTTCTCAACGATAGAATCAACATCTGCCTTATAGGTATCTATAGGGAGGATGCCCTCACTATATTTAGTACGGTTAAAATATTCACATGCACCACGCTCTTTTGCAAGTTCATTTGATGCTTTCAACAAATAGTATTGAAATGCTTCTGTAAGATCATGTACAAGTGTCCAGGCTTTCTTGTCTGCATAATTTACTTTATTCTTTGCAAGATAATGTGCTAAGCCAATATATCCAATACCAAGGCTTCTTCTTGATTTTGTGCTGATCTCTGCAGCCTTAATTGGATAACGCTGATAGTCTATTATTTCTTCTAATGCTCTTACAGCAAGCTCGCATATTTCTTCAAGATCTTCTAATTTTTTTATCAAACCTACATTGATAGCACTAAGGATACAAAGAGCAATTTCTCCATTTTCATCATCAATATGTTCTAATGGCTTAGTAGGCAATGTGATCTCTTGACACAAGTTACTCATGTACACAGTGTCTTTAAAAGAGCTATGTGTGTTACAGTGGTCTACGTTCATGATGTAAATACGTCCTGTTTCTGCACGTTCTTTAATTAAGGCAGAAAACAATTCCATTGCAGGTATAGTTTTCTTTTTGATACTATACGCTCTTTCATATTTTTCATACAATTCCTTAAATTCTTCGGAGTCTCCAAAATATGCTTCATACAATCCTGGAACATCATGTGGCGAGAAAAGTGTAATATCGCCGCCGGATAATAATCTTTCATACATAGTTTTGTTAAGCTGAATTGAATAATCTAATTTACGTACACGATTATCTTCTGTGCCTTTGTTGTTTTTCAGCACAAGAATATCTTCAATCTCTTGATGCCAAAAAGGAAAATGTGTTGTAGCACTACCACCACGCACACCATTCTGTGTGCAACACCTTACAGTTGCTTCAAACTTTTTCAAGAATGGGATTATTCCTGTGTGTGCAACTTCTCCTCCTCTGATCTTTGAGTTGACTCCACGGATACGTCCTGCGTTAATACCGATACCAGCTCTTTGAGCTGTGTATCTACCGATGGACATGTCCGACGCAAAGATCGAATCGAGTGTGTCGTTACTGTCAACAAGAACACAAGAGGCAAACTGCCTAACTGGAGTACGCACTCCGGCCATGACGGGCGTTGGGATATTGAGTTTAAAAAGGGAGGTCGCGTCATAGTATCTCCTTACATAATACATTCTATCTTCTTTAGGATAATTCGCAAATAATGTTGCGGCAATCATCATATACATAAACTGAGGAGTCTCAAAAACTTCACCTGATGATCTATCCTGCACAAGATATTTGTCAACCACCTGACGCAGACCTGCGTAGGTAAAATTTTCATCACGCTTGTGATGAATATAAGAATCTAATTTATCTATTTCGTCTTGGGTGTAATAATCTTTTATAGAAGAATCGTAAACACCTCTTTCAATATTAAGATCAATCATGTCTTTGAATGACTTTTGTTCAAAGCCGCCGAAAACTTCTTTGTATATTCCATAACTTAAGAGTCTTGCGGCCGCATATTGATAATTTGGAGCTTCAAGATTTATCAAATCATTTGCAGAACGTATAAGAACTTCTTGTATTTCAGATGTTGCCATGCCATCATAAAATTGTATGTTTGCATTCATTTCAATCTGGCTTGCACTTACCCCAGCCAAACCTTCACAGGCATGCATAACAACCTTGTGTATTTTTTCTATGTTTAAGTGTTCTTTTGTACCATCACGTTTGATGATCATTGTTCCGTTTGACATGTTCTCTCCTATTCTTCTCTATTTGGTCTGGTATTTATTGTAAATGATCCATGCTGTAAATCTTCTTGGTATCATATCTCTTTGGCAGATTTTTTGCATAGATTGGTTCTCCGTCGTGGTGTCCGATAACAGTATCACCTACATGAAGTAGGTACAGAGTAGCAGAATTTTTGCTATCTATAACGATATGTATCTCGAAATTGGTGGTTGAAAAGCGTTCAGTTAACTGTAAAGAATAACACATACCTAGCACACGACAGAAATCACAATACATGTTTTCTTGTAATAGTTCCCAGGGTGTTGGCCAAGTTGTTTTATCATATGGGTCTGTATGTATGCTTACAGTTGGTGCTTGATTATAAAAATCTAATGTGTCTTTGAATGGATCATTAGAGCTTTCTAATGACTTTCTAAAATGTGACCAGGCGACTAATCGTTGATCATAATTTTTATCAAACATTACTCACCTGTAGCGTCGACTATTGTTTTTCTTAATTTTACTTTGTATTCTATTTGTGATACATCATCACTAGGCATGATGCTACCTACTCTAACATCGATACTATCATCGACAGTATCTCCGTCAGCGTCTTGTATTAACACATCAAATGATATTGCATCTTGATATGATGTAGTACCTGTAAAGTTTTGGTTATCCTCTACAGTTACAGTTTTTGTAATGCCATTGACATTAATAGTAAGTATTCCACTTCTGAATGAATCATAGTTTCTACTTGTAATAACATAATCTATATCATATCTTTGATTGGCTACATCATCTTCTGCAGGTACTCTAAATCTTTTTTGGTGAATAATACCAATAGCTGGATTTGTATCTATTCCAGTTCTTGTAATTGTGTTTAATACGTGTACTTGTCCAAAGGAAGCATCAACTGCTCCTTCTATTTCAGGTATATATTTTACTCCGTCCCAATAACTTGCATCGTAAGATAAAACTGCGGTTCTTGAAAATATATCGTCTTTACTAACGTTTCCTGGTCTTTCAAATTTAATTACACTATGGCTTGGAACATTGTCAGCACTTCCAGAGTTACCACATAGATCAAATTTATTGTGTTCACTAAAGTTTTTTACACCAAATTTGGCCCATATAGCTTGTCTATCAATATCGTGAAAGTAACAATGTGCTATTAAGTTATCTCTAGGACCTGTATTTTTACCACTTCCGGAAGTAAGGTCTAAAGAAAGTAAATTTGTACCAAATCCAATACCATAACCTAAATCAAAAAATTCACAATCATGCCAATTATTGTTATTTGTATCCCAATCACTTTGAACTGCATAACTTATGTTTGAAAATTTACAATTCTTAAATGAATTATTTTTTGTTTCAACAGTACTGCTTAAATTATTTAATTGCAAACCTACATCTGAATTACTTATTGCATCGCCAGAAGACCAATTTCCTTTAAATTTTACATCTTCAAACATACTATCTTTACAACTATCTAAAATCATACAAAAATTTACCACAGTAGATTCTAATGTAATACCAGTTATGTGTATATCTCTTGGCTGGTTAATAGTTGTGGTAGATGCATGACTAGAAGGTGTACCAACTGTACTGCTATCATTTACCGTTTGGAAAATTGGTTTATTCAATGTACTAGTTCGTATAACAGTCTTGTCACTTCCTGCTCCCACGATATTAGTATATGGAGGTATGTAAATTGTATCATCTACTATATATTCTCCTGCTTCTAAATAAAGCACTACTCTACTTCCAATCGAACCTTTGTTAGCATCATTTAAATATAATTGATCAATGGCATTTTGTAATTTTGTAGTTGCAATTTGTGTGGTTTCTCCTGTTAATCCAAAAGCTCGACCGCTTACTCTGTCATCTAATCTATCTTGTAAAGTCCTTGTAATTGCAGTCGCACCAACTCCCCCTGTGTTCATCCAGGCATCTGGAGATCTGTATGTATATGCATCTGCTAAATCAAAAATATTATCATATTGTGTTAACACCTTTGTGTTTCCAACTTGCGGAGATCCTTCGCTTACTGCTCCGTTCCCTATATAAAGCTCTCTAGCATCTACTGCCCAACCAAATTCACCTGAAGCAAGTTGTGGCACACCTGTTCCTGCGTTTTTTTGCCCTCTACGGACTTGTATCCTTGATATTTGTACTACAGCCATTTGAATCTCCTGTTACACATATTTATCCGTGTTTCTCATAATATGTGTGTACCCTATTCCACCATTCTTGTTCCCATTCTGCAAACTCATCTGGCCAAATATCAAACTGCTGATATTCACCTGCTCTGCTACACATGAATACATGGCCTTCTTTAATATTAGTTTTGTATACATCATTGTGAGCGATTGCATAAGCGGTCAATTGTAAAAAATAATCTACCACCCATTCAGTTTTCTTTGGTTTATTAGTTTGTTTAAAATCCATTATACAGGGATTGCCTTTGTATGTTCCTACCAAGTCAGTGGTTCCTGCATAAATTTTAGGAACATATAGTGATACTTCACTACCCCAAATCTCGTCTACATTTTCGAGGGCGTGTTCTTTAATTTGTGTAGCCATCATGTGAGCTTGTTTAGCATACGGATTACTACCTGGAGTAGGCCATTCGCCTGTTTCTACATAATCTTCCAAATATTTGTGCATACGTGTACCAACACCTGCGGCTTCTGTTGTAATTTCTTGTGCTTTTTGTTCACCTACACGTTTACGCCATTCTATAAGATGTGTTTTATCTTTTGTACTATCTAATATTGTTGTTACACTTGCAACAGCGTTACCGTCTGGTGTTAAATATTTTCTTTTACCATCTATTGATTTTCTCTCGATGGTTGGATATTCATACTTGTTGTTTATTAGGGTCATTTAAAACTTCCATATGGTAATCAAATACCATTATATCTCTTTCTTCTGCTGTAGGATAAGCACCATGATATATGTTTCCTTCTAGTACTAATAATTTACCTGCCCAATATGGAAATACGTGTAAATGGTTCGTTCCGTCGACTTCTGGCATTACTGCATAAAATGCACCTGCACTAGTATCATCACTATCATTTGTATCAAAATGTAAAACACAAGAAACAATCTTGTAGGGCATAGCGTGGTTATGCATAGCTTGCCAACCACCCTTATCATATTGTATACTCCAGCTTCTTGATAAGTCTCCACAACGTATAGGACTGTCAAACTCTGTCAGCAATTCATTTGCTCTATCTCTAATTTTATTTGATGCTTCACTTATTTGATCTTGTTCGAAGTAAAACTGATAACCACCATTAGTTGCAGTCACCTCTTTTCTATTGTCTGATTTTTTAGGAAAATATTTTCTAAGTGATTCAAAGTCATCATAGTGACTTTCAATAATCCAAGATTGGTAATTCCATCTAGTTAGGAGTCTTGTCATCTGTATCCTCTAAATCATATTCGTCCCAACGGTCCATGAAAGGATCCATTGTATGGTAGGGATCTACAGTTGAGTTTGGATCATCTTCAGCGGTAATGGTTTGTACCTCTGGCACATAATGTTTTACCATATTTTCTACACCCATTTTTAATGTAATAGTGCTACTTGCACAACCGCTACATGCACCTCCAAGTATTAAACGTAAATGTCCATCTTCATAACTTACAAAATCAATCATGCCTCCATGGCTTGCAACAGCAGGTGCAACATTAGTTTCTAAGATATGCTTAATTTGTTCGATGACTTCTTCGTCAGTTCTCATTCTATACTCCTTATAAAAATAAGTATAACAGAATTTTTTTAAAAGTCAAGTGTTTTCTACAGTTTATCGCCTAAATTTGTTGCAGATTTGGCCATTTGTGAAACTGTGTTACCACCGTCCTGACTGTCTGCTTGTGGAACATCATCAGGTTCTTCTTTTGTTTTAGGATCAATACCCTTCTCGCTGAAGTTTCGGATCATAGTTTTAACTCTGTTATCTGTATCGTAAGCGGCTTTGAATGTTTCATAATCAAACTGTTCTCCGCCTACATTAGCCATCAGTTTGTTTAGGTCTATATTTTTTGCATCATCTTTAAAATCCTCAGGTCTGGGATCAGAAAAATGTAAAAATAATTTTTCACCTTTTTGGTCTGCTTGAGATATTAAAGTGCGTAACACCTGCACTAACTTAGGTGCTAGTGTTGTAGGTTCCTGTTCTTTAAGGATTTCGGATACCTTCATTTTGTATCCTTACTTCTTGCTAGATAAAATAGTGCCTAATCTACGTGAACGCATTACAGATTCTCTTCTAGCTCTACCTGCTTCGTCTTCACCGCCTACTGCTGGTGCCGCCGCGGCCATGCCGTCATCTGCTTCTGCATCAATTGTAGGTTCCATATCACCTTCCAAATCATCCATAGGCGCATCCATAGGTGCATCTCCCATAGGTTCAGCCATGTCAGACTCACCTGTAAGTTGACCAACACCTTGTGTCAACGATACTCTTGTTTGTTCCATTGAAGCATATAACTGTTCTAAGGCAGGCTTCACAGTGTTTGTAAATGATTCACTTGCTCCTGCTCCCATTTCATCACGTATTGCATCTGCAAGTTCTAGCATTGACTCTGATTGCATTTCAGCAGTGTCTTCCATCCAACCAGTTAATCTGTCAACCATGTCCTTTGCGGCCATTACAAGTTCTGCTTTATCTTCTTCGCCTTCTTTTATAAGAGATTTGAAATAATTTTCAATAATAGTTTTACCTTCGTCTATTGGTCCTTTTACAGAATTCCATACATCTTTGTTTTCTTCGCCATATTTTTTAATAAATTCTGCCATAGTCATTTTTTCTGCATCAGCCATCATCATTTTCTTGACGCCACCTTCTTTGATGTGCTTTCTCAACTGTGGAGGTACTTTACTCAAGTCCTTTTTCTTCTCTTTGCCGCCATCTTTTTCTTTAGCATCCTTTGCGGCCTTAGACATTGGTTCTTTTGTATTTTTGTCCTTATCTAAATCTAGGAAGTCTGGCTTTGCTTTTTCTTCAATATCAACATCAGAACGTTCCGCAATCGCAGCATTGAGAACATCAAGGAAGAGTTTGTTCTTAGCGTATGTTTCGTTTTGATGCAATCCACTATAACTTTCATTAGTTTCGATATCACTTAATTTTGTTCTAATTTTATTTCGTGTATCCTGTAGTTGTTCTAATGTAAATTTGTCTACATCAATCTTCTTGCCAAATTGTTTGGCTAAAGTTTCATTTAAATTCTTAGAATTTGCTGGTTTGTTAATTTCTCTAATGTTCATGTCTACTCTTCCTAATAGATTTTGTTATAGTTATTTATCACAGTTATCAGAATATCATACAGTCGAGAGAACGTTTTGCTGTTTCTGTACGTGCTTTAGCAATATCTAATCGGGTTTCTGATATATCTTTCTTCAAAGGGTCCTTTGTTATGCGTACTGTATGGGCAAAAAAACATGCATCATTGTAATTTTTTTCTATTACACGGTCAAGATCTATAACTTCTGTCACAACATTCTGCCCTTTTGCTAGATTTTTTGCTATTGCCACAGCCGCAGTTTTACTAAATGTAGTTTCTATATGTTTTTTACTACGCATATCATATATATGATAACCTTTTTTGTTATGTCTTATGGTAATACTACCTATACGTATGCTATTACCCTTACAATAAGGAAACATACTAGGGTCAATGTTTTCTTCTATAAGTTTTTTGAGATCTTTTAATACTCTAGCATCAATCATTTCTAGCAACCATCATACCTTTATTTGATTGTATCTTACTTACCAAACTTTTACGTATAAGGTTGTTTATTATGACTTGCTGTCGTTCGCTTAGACTGGCAAAAGGAACCATACCTTCGAGCTTGGATAATTCTTTTTCTTCTTCATTTGTTTTGTAAATTTCAAAACTATCTAATAATTCGTTCAATTTCATTTCATTGATGCCAATTGAGCCATAAGTGCTTTCTTTTGGTCGTCTAGCGATTTTATTTGAGCTTGTATAGCACTACGCTGTTGAGACATAGTTGCTTTTCTTTCAGCTTCAGCTTTTGCTTGCGTTGCAGGGTCTACACCTTTGTTAGTTTCAGGTGCCTGATTTTGTTGTCCTCCTCCTGTTGGTGGAGTTGGTTTTTGTGGGGTAGGAGCAGGTGTCTGCATTTGCATATCTACTTCATGAATTTTCATATCTTTCTACTCCTTTTACGAGGCTTGTTAAGCGAAGCTACTCTTCTTGCACCTGCACTAGAACGTTTTGTAATAGCTGTTTTAGCTTTTGCAATAGATGCTTTCGAACCCCGTCTTGTTTGTGACAGTGTGTTTTTTGCTTTAATATTTATCGGTGCATTACATGATGCTGGACTAGCTCGAACTTGTCCTTTACGCGGGCCACTCGTGCAACGAAATTTAAAAGATGGTGACTTACCTGGTTTCCTTTGGTACGCTCTACTTGTTATTTCAAACACTATCATCTGTTTAAGCCTTTTGCTAATCTAATACTTGCTGGATTTGTACGTTTTGTACGTTTTGCTTTCCTAGCCATTCTGTTAGAAAGCCTAGCTCTTGTACGCTTCATTACAGCTCGTTTTTTTACATCCATTGGCGCAAAGCATTGAGCTGGTGTAGCAACAATCCTATTTTTCCGATTGCCACTCATACAGCGATACTTTCTTACAAGTGTTTTGCCTTTCCGGCCCCATACTTGCTTTTCATCAATAGGTTGTACGAACTCGCTTACTAACATACACTTATTTATTAAATTTTATTGGAAGGATATTAAAAGCACTACGATGGTGGAGAGTAAACCTGCTACTACAGTGCCTGCCGCACCGATCATAACCTTCATCATAGCTTTATTACCGCTAGTGATATCTTCATGGATACGCTCGACTTTTTGTTCTATCTTGTCAAGACGCCCTTCTAAAACCTCATAGCGTTGAGCACATAAGTCTACATGTGCTTCTAAATTTTCTTTTTCTAGTTGGCTTGTTGCCATTTTATTCTCTCCATTATACCCGTACTCTCGGGCAATTAGTTGCCTAATGAATGGATGCCTTACAATGCCTGAAATTATTAATAATATTATTTATCATCTAGATCTAAGAGAAAAACTATATTACAATCATTTTCATGCTTTGTTGAAAAAATATTATTATTAATATTTGCAGTTTCATCTAATCCTTTTATCACAGGAACCAAGTCAAAATCATCTTTCAACATATCCAAATTAAGTGCTTCTGCATACGGATTAATGAATTCAAACACCCACACTCTTTGTTTACCTTTTATACTATTGCCAAATCCTATGCCATTAACATCAGTTATTTCTGTGCGTAGTTCAATAGGTTCAGGGTTTATACGTAAACCTAGTGTTTGAAACATAGTATTATAATTTGCTTGTTGATTTACCTTTTTAGGATTTTCACCTCTACGTGCTTTTGTTTCAGTGATATCAACGACAGTCTTGAGTGTAAACTTCATGCAAGTACTTATCGGCCATAAAAAAAGGCCCACTGTAAAAGTGAGCCTTTAGTTTTAGTTTGTGTAACCTTATGCTACTGCAAAGCTGGCTGCTGCCGATACTGTAGTATCTGAACCTACACCATCAATGTTTGCAAGACGTCTTTGTAAAGAAGTCGCATCTGAATGATGTGCATCCATGATTACAGAAATTGTTCCTGCGTTATTGTCAGTTGCATGTGCCATCAATGGATTGATTTCACGTAAGATCATGTCATATACTGATCCGTGTGATCCATCTACTGCACGTAGGTCAACTGCTGAACCTGAACCGTTTTTTACTGTGATTAAGAAACCGTTAATTTGAGCTGTTGTCTCAAGAGTTCCTACTACATTTGCACCGCCATTTGCTGGGGTTACGTCAAAAGTTGCTGCCATTTTTTCTCTCCTATTTCATAAATGACCTCCACACTCTGTGGAGTTTCTTATATTGTATTTAGTCTTTGTAGAAAAAAACCTACTCTTTGAGCGTTTTTTGGGCTCTTTTGTGCAAAACACGTAATTGTTGGATAAATGCAGGGCCTGCACGGACAATGTCATGCACCATTTTTATAATAGGTAGATAAGCATTTATGATGTTTCCGGGTACACTTGATCCTTGCACTGCAAGTTCTACTGTTTTTTTAGCTAGAAATAACTTTTTTGCACCTACAAGATACTTGTAGTTTACAAATGATCCGGTATCTGTAGTAATATCAGGAGTGCTTATAGTTGGTTCGTTATCATCTACAGAACCAACTTCAAAGTTTTTTTCCACTGCTAATTTTTCTAAATCATCTATTATGTCACTAGAACGTAACTTAGCTCTTACCGCATATAGTAACCTTGTAACATTCTTTTTTCTATCTTCGTTTGTTAAAGATTCAAAATTACCAATTGCTCTACGCATATTTTTGTAGTCAGTGTTGTTAATTCTAATTGCTGATTCAACGTTAATAAAAAGACTATTACTACTATCAGGATTTTTTCCATTTGCTATAGTTGTCAAAAAGCCGTTTATTTGTAGTGTAGGAAGATGTGTAATTTTTCTCATCTTTTTTGCCGCACCTGGATTTTTTAATTTATCTTGTGCAGATCCGTCACCATCTACGAAATATATAAAATTATATAGATCACTGCCGCTTAATTTGAAAGATTTGTAATTAGGATAACGAGTGGTTAAATGACTGTAGTTTTGTGCGGCACGAAAATACTTAGGGAACCGTCTAAGTAAATCAATCACTAATAAACTAAGATATAACCTCTCACAACAATCTGTATATGTAAGTACACGTTGATTGTTTTCATTGCGAGTCATCCTCGCTTCCTGCAAATCTTGCATAAATTCTAGCATATTACATATACTTTTGCATAAAGATTGCGCCTATTTTTTTGTAGTCTTTACTATCTACAAAATCATGTAGGTGTTGTGATAATTGCAGGTCTCTTGTAAATTGTAATTTTTGTTGTGGTTTCAATCCTTCAGCTCTTAATAATTTTCTAAGTTCTGCGGCTTGGTTAGGATCTACTTCAATAGTTTCTCCGTCATCTGTCACTACAGTTTTGAGAGGATCGGCTCCACCTTGCGTGTCAATTATTTTTCCTAATTGATCAAACATGGAATCACCTTTAAAGCTCTTTCCCATACCTCTTTCTGGATCGTCTAGTTCTGCTCCGACTTTTCCAAGTTTTAAATCGTCGAAGTCTTCTTTTACAATATCTTTCATTTTCATAGTTTGGTTCCTTATCTTTGTACTGATCTGTTTGCTTTTGTAAAATATGCTCTTGGCACAAGTTTTATGTCACCTTCTGGATGAGCTAGGACATAGCCTTCTCCTCCATCACCATGTGCATCTGGTGTAACCGGACCATGTGGTCCAATATCTGCTTTAACAGTTGAATCATGAGAATCAAATTGTTTAATAATTTTGTCCTTGACAATTAAAATTCCTGTCACAATATCCCACATAGCATTAAATGCTTGTTGGTTTTGAGAAATATGATCAATTATCCTTGTTTGTTTCACTCCACTAATTTTACTTGTTTTCATCCACTCTAAGAAGTCTTGCCCTAATTTAGTTAAGCCCGTATCAACTTTACTGTTCATGTAGGTGTAAAAAATATCTGGAAGGTCTTTCATCTTTAATTGCATTAATGTAGGCTTATCGAGCATTTTATCAATAGATGCACCAAATTTGCTTACACTTGCTTTGAGAGCATTTATATCTTCGTCTTCAATCTCAGCTGGTTGTTGTACTGTTACACTAGGAAAGAGCAATACCTCTGTTCCAATAAATTGCATATTATTAGGCACAGGTCCTTCTTGTCCATTTTCGTCCATTAATCTGTGCACCACTATACCTGTTTTGCTTTGAGCAATTTGCTTTCCAAGATCACTGTTTACATCAACTCTGTACGTAACTATGTTAGGAGTAAAAACAAATTTATTATCAATTACTTCTGGAGTATTAAAATAAAGTAAATCGCCTTTTAGATATCCTGAAAAGTCTTTAGGTACAGCTTTCTCGTATTCATCAAATATATCTTTCATGTTTGAGGCAAGCCTAGCGTATCCTTCCGCTTTTTTCGGATCTGGGTTTCTGGCTCCGGGGCGGGCCATAAGCATTTTTTGTAGAGCTTCCGCAGATTTTGCTCTTCCGTCGTATCCTTTTGCTGTGAATCCTGATTTGTCTGTGAGGATGAATTCTCCATTTTCATTGCGACCAAAAATGATTGCGGGAGATCCGTCCCATTTAACTGTGACATTTTCTTGCCCTCCTTGCTCCATACTTTTAAGTGCTTCTAGAGTACGTATTGCGCCTTTACTTCCTTGAAAGAAAATAAGATCTTCTGCATGTTGTATACGTGCATCTGCTTCGTACAAATGCTCAACATTCTCTACAATTTTAAAATCACTATATCTCATGAATACATCTTTACACTATTAAGCAAAAGTCCACTTAATTCTTTAATGCGTCCTAGATGCTTATCTTCTAAGCTCTCAAAAGGTAATCCTTTGCCTTGCTTTTCCATTGCTTCAAGCCACGGTGCAATAAGTTCTTGGAAGTTTGGATCTCCTTTAATAGCGGCTAACATGCTTTCTACTGTATGTGTGTCAGGCTCTTTTGCATTTGGACCTAACAATATCTTTGCTATTTCATCCCAATCATTTGCTATAACTTCATCACCTTTGTTAGGATCTACAACGCCTTTTGTAGGACTAAATTTATATCCTCTACCTCTTGCTAAACTTGCTAATAATACAGCTCTGTCTGCACCAGTATAATTTTCTGTGCCTCCTCTTTTTGCACCTCTTTGCAAATTAGGATTATCTGTAAGCATAAAATCTGTTTGACAGAAACCGTTTTTTACTTCACCTCTAATAGGGGTTCTAAAATGTACTTGTAAACCTGCATTAGCTACCCAACCTGCTGTAAAGGTTCTGCCTTTATTCATAATTTCAAGATCGGGAATGCCTACCTTTTGACACCACGCAGTCAATTTTGCTATAATTTGTTCTTTAGTTAATACATTTGTATCAACATTAAGATCTATATCACCTGAAGAATTTTCTTCAAATGTTCCGTCTTCTTTATACTTTTTACCAGTAGTGCCAAGCATGTCTTCGTCAATAAAGTTAAATCCGAAAGTAGCATTCATCCATTCTATTGTAGGTTTAATATCAGGAGTAGCAATCCTTTGGGTAAGAGGTATTACTTCTTCTCCTTCTACTTTCTTAAAAACATTACCGCCTTCATTTAGTATCATTATTTTTACTCTCGATAACTTTTTTCATGCCACGTTTGAATTTACGCGGATCACCACTCTTAATAGCATTTATAAACCTACGTTCAAGCTCGCCTGCTGTATTTTCGTCATAAGTGCTACTGATCTTATTGATAAGGTTTATACTGCTTTCAATAAGATTACTTGCTGTGGTCTCAATTAAACGGTCATTACCGTAATTACGGCCTAATTCGTTTAATTCTTCCAGTATTGATCTAGTTTTCTTTTTCATGGCTCTACCTCGTACTACTATTTAGCTACGGAATAAATATGATTGTAATAGATGAGGGAGGCAACTATGTCAATAAACGATATGGATTTCAAAACAAAGTCCTTAATTTTTGCAAAGTTAGCTGGAATTGCTTATAGTAATTTAAAAGAAGCTAAAAGTCAAGCAAAAAAATTAGGATTTACAACAATAGAATTTTACGATAGAGATGGCGCACAAGCCTATCGTTTTATGAATAAGTCTGACATTGTCATTGCTTGTAGAGGTACACAACCTAATGAATTTAATGATATCAGGGCAGACCTAAGAGCAGTTCCTGTAATGGCAGAAACAGTTGGCAAAGTTCATTTAGGCTTTAAAAAGGAAGTAGATGATTTGTGGCCTATGGTATGTGAAGATATTAATAGAAAAGCAAATATTAAAAAGAACCTTTGGTTCTGTGGGCATAGTTTAGGTGCGGCAATGGCAACTATAATGGCAAGCAGATGTTTACACAATGACGAATTAAATGATCCTTTAGAATTATATACATATGGTTCTCCTAGAGTAGGTTGGAGGAAATATGTAAAAAGTTTAGGCGTCACACATCACCGTTGGGTAAACAATAACGATATAGTCACAGGTGTGCCTTTATGGCTAATGGGTTATGTACATCACGGTGACAAGCACTACTTAAATGCTTATGGCAAAGTAAGAAACCCGTCAGGTTGGCAATTATTTAAAGATCGCCTTAGAGGTATGTGGATGGGTATTAAAAACAAAAGAATAGATAATTTTTCTGATCATAGCATTACAGATTATATAAAGCATATTGAAGAATGGAAAATATAATTACATAAATTTATATAAGCCAAGCATTAAAGATCCTGTAATAATAGTACCTGCAAACATTGCTAACCAAAAACCATATGCTGGTAACATGTAAACAAAAACAGGAAAAAATATTAGACTTACTAATACAAAGTAAACTGTCTGGATACTCAATGTTCTAAAAGTTTGAATATCTACTCCTGAATAGTATAGAAATATAAAGGATACAAAACTAGCCAAAGGTATACCTAAAACAAATGCACCTATAGTAGGATACTTTTCGCTAACTGTACTTACAGTCGCTATTATTATTCCACCTATTACTGCTTTGATAAAAAGTTCCATTAGACAAACAGACTACTAACTGACTCTTCATTTGTAACTCTACGTATAGCCTCTCCAAACAAAGGAGCAACAGAAACTTGCCTTGTCTTTTTGCAATTCTTAGGGCAACGATTGGGTATAGAATTTGTAACAACTAATTCGTCTAGCACTGACTTCTCAACCTTTTGGCATGCTTCGTTTGATAGAACTCCATGTGTGATGTATGCACGAACACTCAAAGCACCTGCATCCATAATTGCTTTTGCGGCATTACATAAAGTTCCGCCTGAGTCTACAATATCATCTACAAGAATTGCATGTTTATTTTTAACATCACCAATTAGATTCATTACTTCTGATTTGCCTGCTTCTGGTCTCATTTTATCTACAATAGCAATGTCGCCGTTAAACATATCTGCAAACTTTCTAGCACGAACAACTCCGCCTGCATCTGGAGAAACAAAAACAGTCTTTGCTTGTTCAATGTCAGGATCATCTATAATGCCAATACTTCTTTTAATGTCTTTGGCAAAGACCACCCTGCTAGTAAGATCATCTACAGGAATATCAAAGAAACCTTGTATCTGACCAGCATGAAGATCCATTGTTAAGATTCTATCTGCTCCTGCTGTAACTAGTAAATTAGCAACAAGTTTTGCTGTTATTGGAGTTCGACTTGCACTCTTTCTATCTTGTCTGGCATAACCATAATACGGAATAACCGCAGTAATTCTACTTGCACTTGATCTACGTGCCGCATCAATCATTATTAATAGTTCCATCAAACTATCGTTGACAGGACTACATGTGCTTTGAATAATAAAAACATCTTCACCTCTTATGTTTTCCATAAACTCTACACTTGATTCGCCGTCAGCAAACGTAGATACCGTTGCTGGAACTAGGGACGCAAAACAATGTTCTGCAATCTCCTCTGCTAATTTAGGATTAGCATTTCCTGTAATGATTTTCATCTTCAAGTCGACTCCTTTCTGATACGTTTGTTGTATTCAATTGCTTCTTCTAAAATAGTTAAAGGTGTATTACAGTGTTGCGATGTTCTTAAGATGGCAAGTGTGTCTTTTGGAAAACAATGACCACCGAATCCTTTATCTTCTGTAACAGTTGTATGACTCTCTCCTATTCTATTATCTTTTATAGTATACTCTCTTACTTTGTTATAGTCAACCTTTAATTCATCACATAGTTCTTTAATTTGGTTAAAGTAGGAAACTTTCAAAGCCAAAAAACTATTCCGTATATATTTTGTTAAAATTAATTCTTTAGGCTCTGCAACATCTATGTTAATTTTACCCATTGTTTGAATGAATATGTCAGACCAAAAGCCTACAGATTCGCCTCCGAGCATTATTGTTTTATTATTTTTGAAATCTACAAATGCATGTTCAGCTCGTAAGAATTCTGGAGAAAAGGTTATGTCTTTATTCTTACAATTATCAATTATAAAGTCCCAACCTTGTACACTGATAGTGCTTTTTATGAGATAAGGCACATCAGGACCTTTGTCTATTACATCATAAACATTTGATATATCACATTCACCTGATTCCATAGGTGGAGTAGATACACAAACAATAATTGCATCACTCTCACTAAGGTTGTCATTGAAACCTTTTGCAGGATCATTCACAAGAACATCATGATACTGTTGCAAGACATTAAAATGAGCTTGTCCTACATATCCAAATCCTGCTATACCTATTTTCACTCTACGTATCCTGTGGGCTTTCCTTTTAAACGTCTTACCAGCATAGGTAGATATATCATCACAGCCACAGCACTCCAATAAGCAAGCACTAATACAGCATACATGCTCCAATTCTCAAGATCTAAATATATTCCAAGTGCTATTAATAATATCCAAGTCCAGTCTGTGAACCCATGTATACGTTTTATTTTTTCTTTTCCAAATCTATTATGTAGCTGTTTACGTTTAGTAGCAAACCACGGTGACACATGACGCATTATTACAAAGCCTTCGTTAAAAAACATTATTGTGTACCCTAATATAAAAAATATCATATTATTTTCTCCCTAACATTGTTAAAAGTTTTTGTTGTTCACGTTTCTTAAGAAACTCTTCTTCGCCTTCATAAGAGCTACATTTTTCTAATGCATCTTCACAATACCAAAGTATCTGATACAAGTCCTGCTTACATCCCCATGTAACAAAGCCGTCCATTCGAGCATCGTTTGCTCCATAGGTAATCTTATCTATGTTATTCTTTACTTCTTCAAGTGACCAATCTTTTATCATATTAGTAATTATGTGTAATTTATTATCCCAGTCATGAAAAAAGGCAGTGCGTCGATCACTGCCCTTGATCTTATAATCCGTTTGGAACGATTACGTAATGGATTGCTAAAACTACTCCTACTGATGCACCTAAACCAATCATCATTTTAATAAAGTCTTTGGTAACCAAAGGAAACACAGATTTAAATTTCTCTTTTCCTGTAATGGTTGCCATAGCAAGTTCACGTCCGCATAGTA